GGCCATAGAATCGTTCACTGAAGATAACTTTGTCTATGTATGGTACACTAACGAAGTCGCTATCAACACAACGAGAAAAGTATACATCCGTGAATTGAATGCAACGAATGGATCATATGTAACAAATGAGATAATAATCGATGAATTAACAGATAACAAATATATTGTTGGTCGAGCACAAATGTATAAGAACAACAATAATAATTATGATTTGTTTGTGATGATAATGGATAAGACTGCGGACGCATTATCAAATCACGAAACATATAGAATACACTATGAAATAAGTAACGACGGGACTTTTACAGTCAATAATAAGACGATGATACAATATGTCGATTTTGATATAGTGGAGAATATAGGAAATCCAATGTCGATTATTCAATTAGATAATGGTAAATACCAAGAAAATATGATTCATACATTAACAGAAGCATCAACACAATTTATGGAATTTGAGTGTTTGATATCATCCGGACCTTTGTTGAAGTAATTATATAAATGATTAAAGAAAAGACCATTAAGGAGATCTTTTTTATTCACAAGTGTATTCAGTAAAGAATTAAAAATAAATTTGCGAGAATGTTTAAAGTTGTCAATAGAACTATTGATATCTTTGTATAAATCGTATATACATTTTTCTTGATTATGTTTTGGAGAAAGAAGTAGATATCCTAATTGAGTAGATTTATAATAAAAAGAACCATTGTTGATGACACAAAAGAAGATTCTATGACCAAAAATGTTTGTGGTAATTTCTAAGTTAAAAGATTTAACTAAATCTTTTAACAAAAGGTTACTGGTATCGTTTGGATGAATTTTTATTAAAATTTTATTATGATATGTTTTTGAGAGATATTTGAATATAGATATCCAAGTATCGAACCATTGAGACTGTGTTTTGTAGAAAATACCACTTGAATTGTCTAACAAACATATGATGACACCGTCTTGATAAAAACTTATATGCTCATTAAATTGAAAATTAGACAAATTATGTGATTGAGGTAATGATATAGTATCAAATGATTGTATATAATACCTGTAATATTCTGTTTGTTGACTATGTATAATACAAGGATTTAGGTCAAAAGCAATTATTCGTGATGATGAAGATAATAAAAGTTTTTTACTAAGAGAGCTTTCATCTAAAACGATACAAACTAACGAGTTATCGTCGAAATAATTAATTAAATTGAAATTGGAAGCACTTATAGAATTATTGAATAAAAGAAAAGATTCACGACACTGACTGTGAATGAATATATTCTTAAAAGTTATATTATCTGTTATACACTTACGATAATATTCGTACTCCACTGATAAATGTTTTCTTATTATTGGATGTTTTAATACATCTATTTGATTCGTATCTTCTATTGTGAATTCCTTTAAATAGTTTAAATAATGAAGAATGTGTGTATTAGTGGAAAGGTTGTTAAGATTTTTGATGAAGAATATGGAGCAATAGTGCAGAGGATCGATGTTGATGATCATAACGTTAGTGTTGTGATAGAATGCAGGAACAAAAATAGTTGATATTTCATTGGTGATAACGATCATACAATCAAAAAGTTGTTCTAATGAGAAATGAGTAATAATAATGATATTGAATGACTGTAGTTGTTGTTGTATGTATGAGAAGAATTTGATAGTTTTGTTTGGGAAAAAGGAGTTTATAAAGGAGATGTCGCTATCTAATTTGTTCTTTGTGATATTAGAGTTTATGAAATAGGATATGTAAGGATTTGATAGATTAATAGAGAAGATAGCTTTTGGTTTAGAAGGTAACAATTGCATAAAGTGATAAGGATTGTATAGATAAAAATCTTTTGACCAAATTAGAGATTTGTCACACGGGTGTGAATCGACGAAGATACTATTATCTAACGAATAGTTCTTAGTGAAATCAACATTAGTTGAGAATTTGTGAATACTGTTGTTAATATACAACATATCGTATAATTATTAAAATTAAATAAATATATAGATAAAAGTAAATGGAATATAATAAGTATCTGTGTTCTATACTTTATTTTTTCGTAATTAAAGATAATCAGGATCTTTTAAATAAAATAGAACCTATTATTAATGACTCTGCTGATTTCTACTTTAATTACGAACAAGATGATATGTCATTAAGAATTAGAAATTTGTTTGATCATCTAGTGGATAAGTATGTGGAGAGTCAAGGAGAACAATTTTACAAATGTATGTGGAATATAATTCATATGGTACCGTTAGTTATGAAAGTAGAATGTGTGAAAATGATTGAGTATTTTTATAAGACATATATAATGAAAAAGATAGGATGTGTCAATTGTATAATGCATTATGTATACAAAGTATCAGAAAGTCCTGACGATATATTTACAAACAAAGACAAATTGTTTGAATTCTTTGTAGAATTACACAACGAGGTAAATGATGAAAGAGATACACAACAATATACAGTAGAAGAAGTAAAGACGATGTTAAAAACAAATTTAGAGAATATTTATAATATGTAATAATATAAAATAAAATGATTATTAATGAGCATGAAAATGTTCAATTGGGAAAGGTATTTGGTGAAAATTTTTATTTCAATCGAAGAACTCTAATTCGAAGCAATTACACTCAAAACAACATCAATGTCAATTGTTGGAATATCGACGCAACTCAAAAGGTTTTCTCTGTAGAGCACGAGTATTACAATGAATTCTACAAAAAGCACAACGATAATGAATACTTTACAAAAAACAATTATACGGATACTAGACAAACGGTGTTGTATTATATCACTTATGAAGAGTTACCTTATGAAATACAAAAAGATGATTCAGGGACGGTTTATAATGGATCAGTTAGAGATTCATTTGTTAACGATATTATTAAACAGATTGAAAAGGTTGCAAAGGTCTATAAATATGCAGATATAAAAGTTATTTCGAATGTATTAAAATATAGAAGTGAAGAATCTATTAAGAATGATATTATTCAACAAAGAATCGAAACAATGAATAATAATAGAATATCGTATGATCCTATGTATGATATGCGAGTTATGAAAGATGTATTGTGTGTATACACAAACAACGTATCTTTTCTTTTCGTTCATTGTAACTCGATGGGTATTCCTGTAGTGTTGTCGAAAGATCTAGATTATGTCGTATATGACAAGTATGTCTATGACAAGTTTAATAAGATAACTGATAAGGAATTCAAGATGTATAGCAATGAAGAGTTCATAGTAATGGAAATGGATGTTGATAATGATGAATTTGTTGTAGAAGAAAAGTATCGTACTATAAAGAGAGAAGTGGAGCAAAAGATTGTAGAAGAGACAACTAGAAGTACTTTTAAGAAACTATACTTTTACAAAGACGCACTTATTATAAAAGATTTATTTAATACATCCGAGAATAATAAACTGATAAATATTGTCGAAAATCTAGAAGAAATTGATAATGAGACTCTAATTGTGACATTAAATAATAAATTACCTTACAATAATTATTTGAGAAAGAATCAGGATAAGAGATTTAAGTGGTTAGGATTTGATTTTGATATCATAAGAAATGATTCTAATGAGAATTCGATTCGATATTATATGCAGTCTTTTGGAAATGTGAAACCAATGTACGATTTTGTTACAGTAAAGGATATACAACACACATATAACATCAAGAATATCAAGGATACTGTATTAAATGAAGATGGTAAGATTATATTGTGCTTAGATTATCCTGTTGGTATTAACTATCAAAGTAAGAAGATATGGTTCGAGAAATGGAAAGAAGTTATTGATAAACTTAAGAGTAAGTTTAATAACACAATTGTATGCAAGACATACTTTGATGATAAGGAGAGAAAGATAATAACAAAGGAAGTCTTTGATAAGTATTTTGGTAAATTGGATAATGTGGAGTATGATAATAGTGAAGTATCGTTTATTGAAAAAATTAGACAAGATGATGTGTACTTCTGTGTTAAAAGACAAGGAGCATTGTATTTGAAATGTTACTTGAATGGGAAGATATTGTTAACAGGTTTGACAATAAAAGAGAGAGAGAGTAAACCGGATAGGATGATGTTTATGAATCTGGAGTCTGCATTGGATGATGTTGTAGAGGGTAAGGAAAATTTAACAAATATCGTTAAGAAGAATAATGAAGAAAGGTTATCAATAATGAAGAGTTCTACAAACAATCTAACAAAAATAAACGACATTAAAAACGGAACATTTGTAAAGAAAATTGTGTTAAATTAGAAAGATGTCGATAGGTATATTGGAAGATGTATTGGATAAAGGTATGTATGAGAGAGTTTTGAGTATTTTTGAGAGGGAGGAGTTATTTGATGATAGGTATACGGAACATAAAGGAAGAAAGGGTTTATTGATAGAAGATGATGAATTAATAAATTATTTAAATATTACGGTGAAGGAAAAGATTTTAGAGCAATTGGATAAAAAAGAAGAAATGATGGATATAAGTGATGTATACGGATGTATTGATGAAAGATATTTTACAATACCATATCATATAGATGATGTATATAAATATGTATCTTGTGTGTTGTATTGTGGGGAAGGGTTTAATGGAACAGTATTTTTGGGAGAAGGGATGAAGAAGAGTGAGATAGTACCAAAGAGGAATAGATTATTGTATTTTTTGTCACGAGATAAGATACATTGTGTTCCAAGAGGTGAGGGACGTCGTTATACGTTACAATTTCATTATGGACATAAATAAATGTATTACATATATGGATTGAATCCTTTAGTTTTTCTTAATTATGTAGTGAATAAAGAAGATATCCACTACAATATATCTAGTTCAATATTAAAAACTATAATTGAATGTAAGATAGAACATAAGATTGTGAAGTTGATAGATAAGTATAAATTTGTTGATAGTATGATTCACTATGGTATAATAAGTAAATATAAAGAAGATGAAGAATACAAGAAGTTATTTTTTGAAAGAAATGTAGGTTTTTTTGGTATATCGAATAATGTGTTTTACGACAGTAATATCAATGAGAGAAGAGATAGACTGTTTATGTTATCAATAGGATCTTGGAATCATAAGCATAGGAAGTATTTGAAGACAATAAAGGGAAGACATAAATATATATTGAGTAGTTTAGATAAGACTATTAAGAGGAATAGAAAGAATGAATTAGGTAAATGTATAGTGATGTTTGTACAGAATTATTCAAAGGGAGAGTATTGGTTTGGATGGGAAAAGGGTGATGTGGAGAAGTGGATTGAACGAGAATTGGAAACGATAAGAGAAATACGTAGATATAGTAACAAGAAGATAAAGATTAAGTTTCATCCAAAGACAGAAACACAATATAAAGATATAATGAAAAATAGAATCAAAGATGATAATATCGAATTTATTGGGATTCCGGAGGATTTGGATAGTTTGTTGTTTGATGAAGATGTGTATTGTTGTGTAGTGAATTCAGGATCTGTTGCGATGGAGGTGTGTATACGAGGAGTACCGTTATTTTGTAGGGACGATTACTATTCTGGAATACCGGTACATATGTTTGGAATAACGGATATGAGTAGATTGGAAACATTTAGTATAGAGGATTTACCGCATCAAGAGGAAGTATTAGATTTTATATGTTCACAGTGTTTTTTAAGAGAAGAGATGAATGATTTAATATTGTGTATAAAGAATAAAAATGTTGTTGTTAGAAGATGATATGTTAGTTGATAGAGAAAGTTTTAAATATATTAAATTTGAGAGAGTGTTTGATGAAGGGGAGTATGAGGAATTGAATAAAAGTTTTCCGGAATTGAGTGCATTGATAAAGGAAAGAGGGTATAAAGATTTGAAATTTAGTAATGGGAATCGGTTTGATATTGATATGAAATATATTAAAAAGTATGACATATTGAGTGATATATGGAATAAATTGATAGAGGAAGTTACTAATATTAAGTTTTTTAAAAGATTATGCGATATATTTGGAGTAGATCCAGATAAATACAATAGTATAAGTTATAGGAATGAAGATAATAGATATACTGATGTAAAGGTTGACTTTCAAATATGTTACAATATGAAGAATGAAAAAAAGGGAGGGTATTTAAGGGAACCACATATAGATGCGAAGGATAAGATATTTGTTGTCTTATTGTATTTTCCGTATTTAGAGGAGGTGTATAAGGATGAAGACGAGGGACAGTTATGTTTATATAATAGGGATATTGTGGAAATAGATAATGTGAAGTATAATGGGAATAGAGGGATTATATTTTTGAATAATGATTGTGCCATACACGCACCGAGGATCTTAAAGAACCATAAAAGTGAACATAGAAGATTTATAAATGTAGTATTTATGGAGAATAAATAAACGAGTATAAGGTAATATATGGATCATTGTAATGTGTGTGCATTATCATATAATAAATTAAGAAAGAGGATAATATGTGTTGAATGTGGTTATAATACGTGTAGTATATGTATTGAGAAGTATTTTTTAATGAATATGAATGATTACAATTGTATGAAATGTAAGAATCAATGGAAATACGAGTTTATATTGAAGAATTTCACGAAGTCATCAACAAAGAGGATATTATCGCATAGAAAGAAGTTACTGTATGAGAGGGAAAAGTCAAAATTTCCTGACACACAACTATATGTTAAGTATCAAAAAGAAGTTGATAAGGATATAGAGTTAAGAGATAGTAAAATCAAGACATTTAATATGATACAGGCAATGATAATAAATAATAAGAAAATAATCAACGATGCATATAAGGATATACGGTTTAATAAGGATGGAAAGAGAGACATATTGAATAACATAAGGATACTTAATGAACAGAACGATAGATTTAGGAAAGATGGTAAAGACATAATGGAAGAAGCAAATAGAAATTTCTCAAAGATTCACAAATGGACACTTAATTTAACAATGGATAACGATGATGACGAAGAGATTGAGACCATAGTCTATAAGTGTCAGGTAGATATATGTAAAGGTTTTGTAATGTCAAATTGGAAGTGTGGTTTATGTAGTAGTTTGCATTGTAGAAATTGTTATAATTTAGAGGGAGAAGGACACATATGTAATATAGATGATGTTAGAAACATAAGTACTATTCTAAATATGTCTAAGATTTGTCCTTGTTGTGGGATAATGATACATAAGATAGATGGGTGTAGTCAAATATGGTGTACGAATTGTCAGACAACGTTTGATTATCACACGGGTATAGTGGAGTGTAACAGTATGATACATAATCCACATTATTACGAATGGTTTAGAAATAATAATGACACGGATCGAGAAGGAAATGATATTACGGATAGCAATAGGATAGTGGATAATCAAATGTTAATGAGACACATATTAGTTGCATTTGGAGAGGATAGTGAGGAATCGAGTCAGTTATTTAGGTACACAAGATTAATAATGCATGTGCGTCATATGTTAGAGAGATTGTACATACCAGATACGAAGGATATACGATATAATATGAGAGAGAGAATAGATTTTATGATGAATAAGATAAGTGAGAAAGATTTTAAATCAAAGATACAGAGAAAAGATAAGTTGATACACTATAATGTTAGTCTAAGTGAGATATACGAGACTTTTATCATAGTAATGAACGATATATCATATAAATTATTAAGAATAAATTACATAGAACATACTTACAACATTATATTGGAATTCAAGAATTATCTACAATACGTTAATGAGGAGATAAACGTATTGTCTTCTCTATATGGTTGTAAACCACAACTATTAGGATAATAGGTACTTTTGTATGATTAATAACAAGATGTAATAGGATGATAAGAGAGTAAGTGTTGTTATAGACATATTAAGTATTGAAACGGTTGAATTGTTTGGTAATGAAAGAGAAGACCTACATATAGGACACTTAATGTTTTCATTGTTTTCTCTTGTTTGCAAAGTATACTCTACGTATATATATGTACAATCTATATGAATTTTGTGTCCACACATAAACGTATATACACCATGTTCGATGTCAACGGATTCTAAGCATATTGGACATTTTGTAACTTCTTGATTGTTGAAAGTGTTGTAATTAGTTGACATATACACCAAATTATATAAGAATACAGACACTTAAATAAAAATTGAAAAAAAACAATTAAAAATTCAGCAAGTTATTACTACCTATAAATAAAGGTTATCAATCAATATATTCTACTTTAAAACTAATTTTAAAGTAAAAATATGTGGAGTAACAAGACGACACCAAAAATGTATAATCCTCCTCCCGCGTTTAATTATATGAAGAGTATTCGTATAATGCGAGGAGCTCAAATTGGCCGAGTAATTGGAAAAGAAGGGAAAGTCTTCAACGCTATTACGGAGAATACTAAGGGGGTTATGTACATTTGGTACAACAACGACTCCAAGGAAATCGAGATTTATGGAGAGAATATGCACGGAATTATGCAAGCTACACAAAAGCTTGAAGACCGAATGAAACGTGTCACTAAGAATTAGAGACACGCATCAATTAACATATTCTAAGTAAAAAACAAAAAAAACAAGTATTGCACCGAATAGGTGTATTTACTTTTTTGGTCATTTATTCAAAAAAGTGTTATAAAGTGACAAAAAGTGTTATAAAGTGACAAAAAGTGTTAAAAGGTAAAACAAAAAGGAAAAAGTGTAGGTTTTTTTTTATAAGTAAATGTAATAACATTTTATTATATTTATAGAACAATGAAATGTGAAATATGCACAAATGATTATAATTCAAAAAAAAGGACAAAAATAGTATGTAATCGTTGTGGTAAGGAGTCTTGTAAAGTATGTGTAGAGAGGTATTTGTTGGATGATACAAGAGAGATTCATTGTATGTTTTGTAAAGAGGTTTGGGATTATGTATTTATTTACAATAATATGACACAAATGTCTTTGAAGAAGATAAGAGATAAACAAGCGAGACGCTTGTTAGAGAGTGAGAAGAATTTGTTACTGGAGACACAGAAATATGTTGAATACGATAGATATATTTGTAGATTAGAGAAACAAATTGAAGATAATTTAATTAAAACGAATAGATTGAGTGCATTTATGATAGGTATAGAGAAGGAGTTATCTTTGAAATGTTGTCCAAACGAAGATTGTAAAGCGATGTATGTGTTTCATAAGGATAAGATATGTTATAAATGTAAATACACTATATGTACAGTATGCAGAAGTTCAATTAAAGGCAGAATTCACAGATGCGATGATAAAAGAATAGAGATATATAAACAATATAAACAATACGTAAAGGAAAGGATATCGTTATTTAATAATACAGAAGAAATAAAGAATAAAGTTGTTAAATGGAGAAATGATTATGTAACAGATGAAGATTTGAAGGATTATGATAATAAGATAGTATGTATATGTGTGAAAGAAGATTGTAAGGGATATGTAATGACGAAAACAGGATATCAATGTAATATGTGTGATACACGTATTTGTACACAATGTTATGTAAAAGTGGAGGATGGAAAGGAACATATATGTAATAGCGATGATATAAGATCAGTACAAGTAATTAAACAGACGACAAAACCGTGTCCTAGTTGTGGAACATTGATACAAAAGATAGATGGATGTAATCAGATGTGGTGTACAAATTGTAATACAGCATTTGGTTGGATAACAGGTAAAATTGAGATGGGGCCAGTTCATAATCCACATTATTTTGAATGGTATAATAGGATAGGTGAGAGAATGAACAATGATGAAGAAAATGTATGTAATTTGGAGTGTGAGGGTGTACCTGAACAGAGATATTTTATGACTCACGTGTCATTAGTTTGTAAGAGGAGAGATTTGCATACATATAATATTCTAATAACACTTTTTAGATTACTTTTGCATATAAATGATTTAATACAAGAGGATGGGGATAACACTAATATAGTGAAAAAAAATTTGGATTTACGTATACAATGGATATATAATAAAATTGATGATAAAAAGTGGAGTTCGTTGTTATATCAACGATATAAAAAAGAGAAGGTGAGAGAGATAAGAAATGAAGTGTTTCAGATGTTTATATCTGCCTCTTCTGCTATATGTCATAGAATATTAATTTGTACTGATTTTATAACGATGACTGGTTTCAATAAAGAATGGTATAATTTAATTAGTTATACCAATCAATGTTTTATGAATTTAAACAGAATATTCAATTTATGTATGCCAAACATAAACATTGAAGATGACTACAATTTCGTCGTAAAGATGAAATATAAATATTAACTAAATAGTTTATTATTTTTTTCAAAAACTTCAATATCATACTTACTTATATAACCGTTATTGTGTACGTCCGCTAAATGAAACTTAAACCACTCGTCATTACTAGGTGGTCTTCCATATTTTTTGAAAAAATATGCATGAAATTCGTTTAAAGTGATTCTCCCATTTTTGTCAATGTCAACCGTTCGTTTGCGTAGGTATTAGAGTGTGTAGAAGAAGTTTTT